CTTTGGTTTTCTCGGGTGCTATCACCCTAGGCTCGCATTGTTCGTCCGTCTGTGGCGATTCTGTGGCTTTTATTTTCTGCGGCCGTTGCCTTTTTTCGTTCCGTATGGCATTTTTCTCCTTTTCCTGTTTCTTCGCTTTCTTTTTTTGTTTCTTGATTTTCTGGTCAATAAATTTTTCAATATCGAACACCTTGGCGAATCTCATATCTGGCTTTTTGGAAATGCTGATATGTAAGTGGGCCCCTCGAGACGCTCCCGAGTTGCCGACTCGTCCAACCCAATCTCCCCTTTTCACTCGGTCGCCAACTTTCAATTGGCTCATACACGTCTCACCGGGTGCGTGGTCAGTTCCGTCGCAATCAATCGAGTCGTGTTTGTTGCAATATAGGTGAGCGTTCCCAACGAATAATCCGTGTTCGTCTGTTTGGTATTCGACAAACCAACCAAGAATATTTGAAAACTTTATCTTGGTAATCTTGCCATCGGTCACGGCGGGAATGAGTTTCTTCGCTCCCGGTGCGTAGTCGGTTCCACGGTGCGGGGAAGTTCTCGGCGGTTCAGTGTCACCGAAGCGGTCGGTAATTGTCTCTTTGGGAAAAGGATGTTGCCAAGTCATAAGACAATTATCTCAGAAAGGGAACTTGGGTTGATTGATATTCAGGTAATAACCGTGGATTATCAGTTCGCAAATTGAACAAGTCGGATTATTACACCAAGCTAATGAGTCCACCGACCAACGCTCCAACTCCGGCAACAAGTCCTGCATAAGCAACCTTTTCAATCCAAGCGGTTTTCGCTTCCTGAACTTCGAGTTCTCTCACCCTATTGGGGAGGTCCTCCATCATAGCCAGACGGCCAGATAGTTCAATAAGTAGGCGTTCATTTTCCAGTTGCTTTTCATAAAGCATTTGGAGAGTTACTCTTGCGGTTGGTTGAGTCTCAGTCATACGTCAATTTTACTTGACGGTTACGACTCGAACCGAACCTCCGTCGGCGGATGCCACGGCGTGAAGTTCGTCATATTCATAAAGCTCGAAAACCGTGACGTTGATTTTTGAAAGTTTGATTCCGTTCCCAACGGTTACGTCTGGACCACCAACATAGACAACGGTCTGTCCGTCGTAGTCGCCGTCTTGAAGATAAACGTATTCTTTGTTAACGATTGAAGTAAGTAGCTCAGTGGTAGCGGTTCCAACGGCGACGGACGATGATGATACTGGCATAATTACTCCCCTAAAAAGTTTCCTCGGTCTAGCCTACCAAGCTCGAAATCTCCAAGCGTTAGTTCTGGCTCTCTATAATCTTGGTTTGCTATTACGACAACAAACATTACAGCCCTAGTATCGCCTGAACTTCGGCTTCATCTAACCCTAATGCGGTTAGTTTGGCTTTGGCTGATTCTCTGCCTTGCTTGACTTTTTCAATAATTTCATCATTTGCTCTTAAGCTTTGCTCAATTTCCCTAGCTTCGGCTTCAGTTGCTTCTCTTTCAGTTACCTCGCCAGTAGTGGCGTTTACCTCTTTGAATATCATAAGTAACTCTTTCCATATAGTTTATAATCGCCTGTTTTTCCATCATCTAAAATTGTTATGCTAGTAATAGGTGGATTGATAATGTGTTCCGCAATAGTAAAATCACCAGCAAAGGCAACAAAACTTATTCCAGTTCCGTTTGTCGCTCTGTAATTTCTAAAAAAGATGGTCAGCCCCCTAGTTGAATTGAAAGCTCTAAAGTTACTGAGGTCGAATGAACTTAAACTAGAATTGAAGGTTTCCATAACTGTGTGAAAATAATTTGGGTCAGTGTTCCCATTTACTCTAAAATCTCTTACTGCTCCGTCCATAGTTAGAACTAAATCATCATAAGTTTGTGGAATACTTGAAATAGTAACTGGACCGCCGCTGATACTTCCAGAAGCTATTAGCTCATAGTTACCCCCACCGCCAGCGTCTTGGAAGCTAACAGTTGTCCCGTCAGAAGTTAGAACTTGGTCGGCTGAACCTACTGGAAGTCTTACAGGGTTTCCAGAAGCGTCACCGATAACTAGGTCGCCTTGAGTTGTGATTACATCATCTTGCTTTCCAGCTAGGTCGGTGGTTAGGTCAGTGACTTGAGATTGTGCAATAGTCAATGCTGTTTCGTCAACATCGAGAGTTACATTTCCCGAAGTGCCTCCACCTGTCAAGGCTGTTCCAGCGGTTACCCCTGTAATGTCTCCCGAGATGTCAATCCAATTACTGCCGTCATACTTGAGAACCTCATCGGTGTCCTCGAGATACGCCATCATTCCCTCGGCGAGAACTGCGGAGAGTGCTGTGTCTCTGGCTGATGCGTCTGCGAACTTCATAACAGATTGACGGAGAACGGTGTCCATTTGGTCGGCGGTCAATACCTCGCCATTTGTGAAATCAATAAAACCCATAATCAAAATCCTAGCACGTTATCGGTTCCTATCTTACCGAACTCGGGGTCGCCCAAGACTAGAAGTGCACCTTGAGTCGACTGAAGTCCGAGGACAAGAATTTCGTTGAAGGGGTCGAATCTTTGTTGAATTTTTATGACTCGACCGAATCTCTCGATTGCGGGAGGGATATCGTTAGGCGTGAATTTCACTTCGATAACGTCACCAAGTTCCAACGCCAAAAGTGTAGCTTTGTCTTGAGCCGAAAGGACTCGAAGGTCAATCTCAAGTTGTTCAAACCTGAACTCGGGGTCGGCGAAACGTCCCGTTAGAAAATCTGCCAAGGCGTCAAGTTGGGACTGGTCAGAAAGAAAGGTCGCTCGTTGAAGGTCTCTCTCACCGTAAAGATTGATTGACGTCTGATTGAAGGCCGTTGCCGTTAGTGTTGAATTTGAAGTGGTTACACGGTTGAACAAAAGTTCGACGCCAAATTGAGCGGCGATTGTTTTATATCCGATTCCATCTCCAGCGTCTGAAAGAAGTGGACGGTCGGCACTGAACCCGGCGTTTCTCTGGACGAACCTGACGTTTCCATTTTTATCAATGAACACTTCGCCCGGTTCACTGTCTGCAATCGTCTGGAGATATTCGAGAACCCCCGTTCCGTCCTCAACGGTTTGAGCTTCAAGTGTGGCGTTGCCCGTGTCAATGTTTCTTTTTTCTTCGGGCCAATCGATATTATCCAAGGCCGCTTCAACTCTAGGACCTGCAAGTTGCTCGGTCGGCGAGAAAGATTCCAAACCGATATTGGCCAAGTTAGCAAACCCGTCAAAACATTGAGCGGTCGAGACTGAGTTTCCGCCTCGGTCATAAGAGATATTCCAATCGTCGATTGTGCCTTCGTATTGAACAACGTCGTCAACGGTAATTCGAATCTGACGTCTCGGTTCAATCTGCCCGAAATATGGAGACGCTTCAAAGGTTGGGTCAAAAACTCTTTGGTCATTTTGGAAATTGACGGTAGCTTGTCCAGCTTGGTAGCGGTCCAACTCACGGGACTTTCCTCGTGTGATTGAAAATGAAATCAAATCCGAGGTAACGTCAACAAGAATTTCCCCTCCGCCGAGTAGCCCTTCAGTTCCCCCGAGTACTCCCAACGTGTCGTCGCCTAGCGTGAAGAACGGTGCCGAAGCTCCCGACGCCGTGAACCCGATTTCTACCTTGACACTCATACGCCTGCAAAGACTTTCCCATTTGTCGATTCGTAGCGTTTGATTGCGTTGACAACTTCCCGTCCAACTGCCACGGGGTCGCTACCGATTCCAGCGTTGACGTTTATGTTGATTGTGTTTCCACCTTGTCCATAAGTTAGATTACCGGCACGGTCGAGCGGGATGACGGCTTCGTCTCTACCGGCTTCACCGATACGTCCCAAGATTCCTCCCGGAGTTGCCTTTACAATTCCACCGTCGGCGAAGTCGAAACGTTGTCCCTTGAACTCTCCGGATGTTGGCGTCGGCCGAATGCCAAAAAAGTTTTTGAGCGATTGAGGTAGGAAAAGATTTTGAAGTAGATTGTCAATATCTCTCAAACCCTGAACAACATTTCCGACGGCGAAGTTTTCGGAAGCGTCGTTGAAAGTTTGCATTCTGTCCGCCAAAAATCCGATGGCACTTGCTAGTGCATTGATTCCACGAATGACGAATTGCTCCCCTAAGAATTGCAGATTTTGTCCAAGTTCCGATTCTACGAAACGGGTTGCTTCGTCGGCGACAAGTCCAAGATTTTCAGACAAGTCGTTCAATCCCTGTTTGAAGTTTTCGTCGGTGATGATGTTCTCAATGGACTCGAGTAGTTCTTCACCGATTGTTCGGAAAAAGGTGCTTACGTCGTCGAGGGGACCTTCAAGGTTTTCAAAACCTTCCTGCAAGTCTGGAAGTAACTTTTCAATATGAGGTTGAATTTCCTCAGCGACGTTCCCTATATTTGTCGCCATATCGTCAAAGAATTGAATGACGGTTGGTAAATGTTCTTCAATTAGTGGAACCAGTCCATCCACCAAGTCGGAAACGTACGGGATAAGTTCTTCACCGATTTCAATAGCGGCAACCTCGACGTTGGATTTCAAAATATCCATCTTGGCGTTGAAAGTTTCGAGCTGATTGTCTGCTACTTGTTCAGCGGTTCCACCAGCGTTTCGAAGTTTGCCTTCGTATTCCTCCAAGGTCTCGGCGTTACCCGATAGCGCCAAGATACCTTCACGGGCCTGTTTGTTGAATCCCAACTGAGCAAGTTCGGAAAGCTTCGCTTCTTCGCTCATTCCATCGAACGCCGTTGTCACGTCGGCAGATATTTCGCTGAAGTTTCTCATATTGCCTTCAGCGTCGAAGACTGAGATTCCTAATGCCTCAAATTTTTCCGGGACCTTTTCGACTCGGTCGGTTAGTCCGAAGATTGTGTTGGTGAGCAATGTTCCAGCTCGCTCGCCCTTGATACCTTGGTCGGCGAATACGGCTAGGGCGGCCGAACCTTCTTCAATATCTTTCCCGACTGTCTTGAGGGCGTTACCAGCCTTCGAAGTCATAGCTGTTGCAAGTTGCTCCACCGAAGTGTTGGCAAGTGTGTTGGCCTTTACGAATACGTCCGTCGTTCGAGTAAGATTCTGAAGGTTTGTTTCAGTGTCGTCACTTGTCAACCCAAGGGCGCTTTGGGCGTCTGTCGCTAGGTCGGTAGCCGTGGCCATATCGAACATTCCAGCTTGCGCAAACTTGGCAACCTGCGGCATAGCGGCGACGGATTGTTCGGCGTCCAAACCGGCAGACGCTAGGAAGAAAAAAGACTCGGCGGCTTGTTCGGCGCTGAACGTTGTTGTCTTGGCTACCTCTTTGGCGGCGTCGGCCATCTTGTCACGGAGTGCGCTATCAACGTCCCCCATAATTGCAATCGATTGATTGAGTGCTTGGTCAAAGTTTGCGAATTCTCTAACCGCCGCAATCGCTCCAGCTCCAACGGCCGCACCTGCCGCCGCTCCAATCTTGGCGGCTTTCTTTCCAAAGTCTTTGAGTGCGCCGGTTGCTTTCTTTAGTCCAGACTTGTCGACGCTAAACGCTACGGGATAATTGATTGCCATTACTTGAACCGTACTCTCTTGTTGAACTTAGCGGCGAAGTCGTCGATAATCCTGAGACTAATTTTCTCCATCTCTCTACGGCGCTTCAAAAATTCTCCATAGCCAAAACGTCCCGCTTTGAAGTTTCCAAACGGTGAGTTCTTTTTCAAGGCCTTGACAAATGCTCGACCTTTCTTCGGGTTAGTCGAGTATTGCAATCCCCTAGCCCCGGCAAGCTCTCCAATATCGAACCCGGCTCGTTTATTTTTTCCAGTCATTTTCAACGAGACGATAGGGGTTCCGTTTGTTCCCTTGACTTTTCTAGTTGGGCGAAAAATGATTGAGGACTTTGGTGGACTCCATCCCGTACGTCCTTGGTGCCTCATTCCAGAAAGTGGAGCGAACGGGTCAACCTCTCTGGCAATCTCTCGACCGATAGGGCGAAGTTCTTTTCCAAGGTCTTTTCTTAGTTGACGAATGATTCCCTTGTCAACTTTGTTCAGCTCACGGGCCGCTTCCGCCAAACCCTCCACTTTGTTTTTGGTGACAAGTCTAAACACTGAAAACTCCAATCCTTTCAATTCTACCCCGAGAAATGAAAAACCCTCCCGTTAGGAAGGGTTTACCGTTTACGTTTGGCGTTCTCAATCTGGCGTTGTCTCCAAACGATATATCGTTCCATTGTGAAAAGCATCCGAGGGGATTCCGCTAATAACTGAGACGGTGCGAGTCCGTATTCAAAGGCTAGGTGTGCAAGTTTCCAATGTTCGGATTGCTCCCCTAGCGGCTCGATTATTTTGGGTTTTTTACCTCGACGCTTTCGACTGTTTCAAGCCAATTTTCGAAAGTGACTTTGGCGTCAATCGCTTTCGTTCTTTTCTCTACGGAATAAGCCATAAAGAAAAAGTGTGTCATTCTAGCTTGACTTTCGAGACGAGTCACGCTCATATCAAAACGTTCTTCGAATGCAACCAAGTCGGCGGCGATTGCCGTTAGCTCTTTTTCTGTTTTGTCTTGATAGGTAAGTTTGAGGTTGAGGTTCATTTTCTATCCCTATGCCGTGGCTCGTGTAATTGGGCCACTTACCTCCCACGTCACCGACAGGGTACTGAGCTCACCAATGGCGTTTGCGAAAGGGCTATAAGTAGTTACAATACAGGTGCCTTGGTATGCGGGATTCGTGGCTGAAACGGCATCGCTTGTTGGCTTGATTTCAAACGGGATTGCACTTCCCAACAAATCGTGAAAGGTGTCGTCGATACTCGTAGCCGAAAAATCTTGGTGAAAGTCAATGCTTAGGGTAGCGTCTTTCAACCCGCTGATTCGTGTACGAGCGCCACCTGCGGCTCCGAAGCTAGTGGTTTCCTGAGTCTCCACTGTTTCCTCGAGTGTTACGGCGGCGATGCTTGAGCTGAAGTCAATCGAGTTCAGCGTCACCGAATAGTCTTGGGTGATGAACTTGGCCATCTTGTTTTCTCCTTTATTCTGCGTAAACGGTTACGGAAAAATCCATTCCTAGATAGTTGAATCCGTCGTTCAAGTCTATCGCACCAATGTTAGTCATTTGGTCGACTCTCACGTCGGCGGCGTTCCCTCCAAGTGTGCGGTCTGATTGAACGGCGGTCTTGATTGATTTGTCCCCGGTACCCGAAGCGAAGTCGTTGAGATTTTGTTGGGTTGAACGTGCGTTGAATCTTCCAACGATTACCGTGACGGTGAAAGTTAGTTCAGTTAGTCCACGCTGAAAGGCTTGGTCATAAGTGACATTATTGAGAACAACCACGGCGGCGGGGATGCTTGGGTTCTCTGGAATCTCTGAGTAGCCACGAAGTCCCGTAATAGTTTCAAGGTTGGCTTCGATGCCGTCACGGATTGCGGTTATGTTCGTCATTAGGCCATCCGGATTTTTTTGAACGGCATAATTAGATTCTCGATATCGGCGTCAAAGCGTGAAACTCTAACCGCTCCAATATCCCCAAAGCCGGCAACTCCCAACGGACTGTTTCTTCTTTCGAATAAGCGAGACGCAAGAATGAGCGTGGCTTGTTGAATCTGGACGGGGATTGAACTCCACCCGAATGTTCCCTCCACTTGAACGGTTGCCTCTCCGCCGTCGGTTACGAAAAGATATTCGTCAGTAACTCGGATTTGTGTGGTTGGGGATTCTATGCCTCCGGCCAAGTTATTCAACGGTTCAAGTTGATAATCTTTAGGCTCGAAAACAATATCAAAAGTTCCGTCGGCGTCGCTCGAGGACTTTAGTGAAGTCAAAGAAACAAGGTCGTCAATCTCCACGACATAGGGGTCTCGAGGTGCATAGACTCGAGTTCCACTTTCTTGGTAGAACTGGCGCTCACAAGCTTGGTCTATCTGACGGGAAGCTGACTCAATAGCAAGTTCCAAAAAGTCGTCGTCGATTGTGTCTTCAATCTGGAGCGAGCTTTTCAACAAACTCAAAGTAATGTAACCGTTGGTTATTGCCATAATGCCTCCAACTCTATTCTACTGCAGATTTTCTTCAAGATAAGGAAGCCATTTTTCATTGAATACTTTTTCAGTGGCGAATTCGTCGGCTCGTTGAATGCAAGTTGTCGATTTGTTGCGTGTCTCAACGGCTTGGTTCATTGCGGTGACAATCTGCCCAATGTTTGGAACGCAAAAAAAGCTCCCCGAGATTTCATCCCATAGCGGTTGCCCGTCCACCTTCCAACAATCTTCCGCCACGATATCTTTGGGAGCCGTGTAGTTTGACGCTATGACTTTCGTTCCAACGGCCATTGACTCGATGAGGGGAACTTGAAAACCCTCTCCATAACTTGGAGCTAATAGACAATCAATGCCTTCATAGATAGCCGCCATCTCGGTGTCACTGAATCCATAGCGAAGTCTTAGGTTGTCGGGAAAAATAACGGCGTCGCTTGGAATGTTGCAAACCTTCAATAGACGGACAAGGTCAAAACCTCCAAGTTGATTTGAATACTCGGAATGAATGTATAGTTTTGATTTTGGATTTGTCTTGCGGTGCAAATTGAAAGCAAGCAATAATTCAGCGAATGCCTTTCGGTGAATCTGTTTGTTGGCTTTGTTAGCCGCCACGATTCCAAAGACAAATTCGTCCTCGACTTGCAGATATTTTCTTCCTGAAACTCCGTCAATTTTTTGTCCCGGTTTGAAAAGTGAACGGTCAACGGTGTGCGGAATGAATGGTGTCTCGATTCCAACTTCGGCGAATTGTTGTTGTCCATCCAAGCTCATTGCTATTCCGTGAATGTTCGGTTTGTTCAACCACTCGGCTACCGAAGGGACGACCTTCAAGTGGTCGGCGGGTGTCCAACAATGTATTTCGAAATTGTCTAAATCTTTGTTTCCGTGCATAACCCAAACGTCGAACAATGTCATAAGCATTTTGGGATTCTTGGACTTATCCGTGAAGTGTCGAAAGTTGTTGCCCAACATATCCAACGAATATCCGGTGTAACTCTTTGGATAAAGCGAAACGTTTCCGTGTTTTGTCTTGAATTGTTCAATCCCGGTTTCGGCTCCAAAGTTGCAAGCCACGGCAACATTGAGTCCAACTCTTTTCATTTGGGTCACTAGCTGATTGACTTGTCTGCCGTAGCCGGTTGGGGTTGTTGGCGAATTACTGTAAATCATTACGTCGCCATTGATTGAGGTTTTTGTCATAGTTTCATCTTAGTTAAAAAGAAACCCGGGACCAACCTCCAAGCCCCGGGTTTCCTTTAGCTTTGTCTATTAGGCAGACGCTCCAATGAAATATTTCACGGAGTCGGTGTTTGCGAGGTCACCGTCTGCACGTGCGATTGCACGGAAAACAGTGACGTCCTCTGAAAAGCGGAAGTCAGCTGACTGGCTAATTTGGATTCCCCCCGCAAGGCGAACCTTGTAGTTCTCCAGATTTCCATAGATTATGCTCTTTGCGTCATTTCCGGTTGCGGCCATATCTACGTTCTCAAATACAGGGAAGCCCATAAATTGGTCGACTTCACCAACACGGACGTCGTACAAGAAACGGCCGTCGTTGTCTTTCAAGGAACGGATTGACTGCATTGCGGTGGTAGATACCATAAATCCGGAACCACGCTGACGGTAGCCCTGTCCAACGCTAAAGACTAGCTCGATAAGCTCGTCGGCGGTTGGGGTTGTACCGGCACCAACAACTCCTTCAGTTGCGGCGGTCACGATACCGTTGGGGTTTCCGCTTCCGTCTCCGGTTGTGTGTTCAGCGTTTAGCAATGCACCCAAAGCAATTCCAGCCTGTTCGGCGATAATGCTTTGAATGTTCAGAGTTGAGTCGGTTAGTAGCTCGTTGCTTACCGGCACCAAAACTCCGTACTTGAACGCTCCAAGGGTTATGTTCGTGAAAGACGCATCAGAGCTTGG